TGGATCACCATCAGGTTTATTTGGGATTGGTTTTAATAGATTATTTGTAATTGATAATGGATTAGTTGAGTACTTGAATAAAAAAGATAATAATGTTTTTATTTGGTGTAACGCAGATCGATTTGTAAATAGATTTGGATTAAAAGGTTTCTATACAGGAATGTTTATTAGTGAAGTAGGAGAAGCGTATTACTGTGGGTTACCTAACATACCTCAAAATGTTGTTGATGAGTCTAATAATCAATTTGCTAGTTGGGTAGGTGAGCTATTTACCAGTAAAAAACCACTTAATGAAGTATATTCTAACATTGTAGATTCATATGGTAAGTTAGCTAACAAAAATATAGTAGCAAAATATAATCACGAACGCTTATACTTAGCCAACTAATGAAATTATCTGAGGTGACTGTTTTTCCTAAAGCATATAATGTTATAGGTATTAAGAATAATATAACTAGTGAACGACTTGTTGGGATGGGAATTGAAGTTGGTAAGGAGATAAAATTATGTGGTCGTAATAAAGATTTATTAATCATTGCTATAGGTAATAAATTAGCGGATACTATAACTGAAATTGAAGCTGAGCAAATCCTAATTGAATCGAGATAAGGTTTATGATATTTATTGTCAAAAACACTTATGTTATTAAAGAACGGATCGAAAGGAGAAGAAGTTAAACAACTTCAAACACTATTAGGTTTAGGAGCAGATGGAAGCTTTGGACCAATGACAGAAGCTAAAGTTAAAGAATGGCAAGCAGCTAATGGATTAACAGCAGATGGTATTGTAGGACCTGGAACGTGGGGCAAAATGTTCCCAACAACTCCAGCTCCCACTGCAACATCAACTCCAATTCCACCTTCATCATTCAAATTAGACGCTTTAAAAGGACATATCCCTGATGCAGTAATCGCTCAAATACCAGATACAGCAGCTAAATTTAATATCACTACTCCACTACGTTTAGCTCATTTTTTATCACAATGTGCTCATGAGTCAGGTGGATTCAAATCAATAAATGAAAATTTAAACTACTCAGCTGATGGTTTAAAGAGAGTATTTGGAAAATACTTTCCTGGTGATTTAGCTAACTCATACGCTAAACAACCTGAAAAAATAGCTAATCGTGTTTATGGAAATAGAATGAGTAATGGTGATGAAGCATCAGGTGATGGATACCGTTTCCGTGGACGTGGATACATTCAATTAACAGGTAGAGCTAATTACACTAAATTTGCTCAATTCATAGGTGAGGATGTTACCACAAATCCTGATTTAGTAGCTAGTAAATTCCCATTAGCGTCAGCCGCGTTTTTCTTTAATTCAAATAATTTATGGTCAATATGTGATAAAGGAGCTGACGAAGCGACTATCACTGCTGTTACTAAAAGAGTAAATGGTGGTACACTTGGCTTAGTGGATCGCATTAAACATTTTAATGAGTACTATAATTTATTAAAGTAAAAGATGAGTGAGATTGTAGTGCCAATTATAATTGCCTTAATCACATCTGTATTCGGGCCAATATTACTTGAATGGGCTAAGAGTAAGTATAAAAAAAGACCCTCAGACCCACTCCCAGACGCTATTAAGTATAATGAGTTAATTGAACATCAATTAGATGTAATACTTAATGAGTTAGAGTGTGATCAAATCTATATTGCTCAATTCCATAATGGAGGTCATTTTTATCCAACTGGTAAATCAATCCAAAAATTCTCAGTATTTCATGAAATAACTACACCCAACACTATATCTATAAAAGGTGTTTACCAAAACATACCAGTATCATTATTTAATAAACCAATGGCTGAATTATATGAGAATGGAGAAATACTAGTACCAGATATTGAAAATGATCCAACTTATGGTTTAGAAACATTTTGTGTTGAAAACAAATATAAATCATGTTACTTATTATCTTTAACTGATTTAGATGGAAGAATAATTGGTGTGATGGGAATTTATTATATTAATAAAAAACATAAAATAGTTAAAGACGAGTGGATATTTATACGTCAGAAATTAGGCGCTATAGGTAACATAATGAGTAATTACTTACACAATAAAAAATAAAACACATGACAAATATTTTATTAGAAGCATCAACAACTGGATTTGGAGTATTCGAACAATTAGCTAACTACGGAGCGTTAGGTTTAGTAGTATTAGCATTAGGTGCTGTTGGATGGTATATGTTTAAGCGTAACATGGCTGAAAAAGATGCTATGCAAGCTAAAATCAATGAACTTGAAAAAGAATTAAGAGATAAAAAATGAGTCAATTAATTGTATTTTTACAAGCTGCTCCATCATTTGGAGTATTTGAAACACTAACTCAATATGGCGCGTTAGGTGTTATTGTACTTGGTTTAGGTGCTGTTTTATGGTATATGTTAAAGCGCCAATTAAAAGCTGAAGATGATTTGAAAAAGAAAGTAGAGGATCTTCAAAAAGAACTTAATGATTATATCAAGACAGATACAGGTAAAATCCAAAGTTCATTAGACAATAACACTCAAGCTCTTAAAGATTTAAGAGAAATTATTTTATTAAGCAAAGGTAAAAAGTGAAAAAAAGATTAGCTTTATACGGAGTTTTATTATTAGTTGTAGCGTTTGTTATGGCTGATGTATTCATGGCTGGTGATGGTCATGTTACTGTTGTTAAGGAAAATGTTTCATTAGTGGAAGAAAATCAAACATTAACAGACCAAAACCAAACCCTGTCTTCTGAAAATCAAAAACTAAATTCTGTGAATCAACAATTAACAGAACAAGTTTCAACATTAACAGAGCAGGTAGAAACCTATGAAGAGCAACTTAATACACCTCCTCCTACTCCTACTCGTCCTAAGTCTGACTGGAACCTTGAGGTCCCAACCAACGAGTAAGTACCCATATGAAACTATTGATGATGATGGTATCACAAAAGTTGTTGTGATGACTGTTGAACAAGCAGATGCTATCAATAAAAAGTTTCGCACCTTAGAAGGTACAATCACACAACAAAAGATCATTATTGAAAAACAAATAGACACTATCACTCGTTATGAGCAAAAAGTAGTATTTGTTGAGGTAACTAACACTCAAGCATTATCTGCTCAAAAAGCTATATCAGATAGTCTTCAACTTGCCCTAGATACTATAACAACCACATATAGTGATCTTAACAAATTATTATATGAAATGGCAGTTGGTCCTACATTATTGTACACAATTCCTCCTTATGATGAAATTATGTTTTTAGATTTAAAATATTATAATCTATATAATGATGCTGATGGTCAACTTGTGTTCACTCGTATGTCTAAATCTGAATATGAAGCGTTTAAACAATGGAGAGAAACTAATGGAAATGAGTCACTTTCCACTATAGATTACCAAAAACGATTCAGATTCAGTAAATTTGAAGATAAATTAACTAAAAGAAAGATATGGAAACATCCATCAGTTTATAAATAAAGTTTGGCCTTCGGGTCATTTTTTATTATATTTAGGTTATGAAATTAAACACATTATATAAACGCGCCGTTAATGGTAAAGTAAATGAATGGACAGTTGAAGTCGAGAACAACTGTTTTAGAACAATATCAGGTTATACAGATGGAGTTAAAACAACATCTGAATGGACCTGTTGCTCAGGTAAGAATATAGGTAAGAAAAATGAAACCACTCCTGAACAACAAGCATTAGCTGAGGCTCAAGCAATGTGGACTAAGAAATTAGAATTAGGTAGTTATGAATCAATAGATGATATTGACACACCTAAATTCTTTAATCCAATGTTAGCTCATAAATTTGAAGACTATAAAGACAAAATTGAATACCCAGTTTTTAGTCAACCTAAATTAGATGGTATTAGATGTATTGTTAGAGCAGATGGTATGTGGAGCAGAAATGGAAAAAGAATTATTTCCGCCCCACATATCTATGACTCGCTTAAACCATTATTTGAATCTAATCCTGATTTGATATTTGATGGTGAGTTGTATGCTGATAAGTTTGCAAATGACTTTAACGCTATTTGTTCATTGGTTAAGAAAACTAAACCAACAAATGATGATTTAGCTAAAAGTAAAGAATCAATTCAATATCACATTTATGATTTACCTAGTCATGATGGGGTGTTTAGTGAACGACATAGTGTTTTAAATAAAATGTCTTTACCTAAATGTTGTGTGTTGGTAAGAACAAGTATCGTTCATACAGCTGAGTGGGTTGATAAATGGTATATTGACTATGTAAGTGAGGGTTATGAAGGATTAATGGTGCGTTTAGATAAAAAATATGAATCAAAACGTTCCAAGTCATTACTTAAGTATAAATCGTTTATAGATGAGGAATATATTATATTAGATATAGTTGAAGGTTTAGGTAATAAAACAGGAATGGTAGGTTCATTTATATTTGAAAATAAAGATGGAAAACGATTCAATGCTTCACCTAAATTTAATTGGGAAGAATGTAAAGAACTTTGGAAACAAAGACAAGAATTAATTGGCAAATCAGCAACAGTTAAGTATTTTAATCTAACACCAGGTGACTCACCAGTACCAAGATTTCCATATGTAATTAAAATAGATAGAGAAAGTTATGAGTAAAGTAATAATAGAATTCGATCGAGATGAAGAAGCAGAAGAGCTTCGTACTGCGTTAGATGGACATAAGTATAAACACTTCATCTGGGAACTAGATCAAAAACTCCGTAGCGTGCATAAGTATGGTGCTGCCCTTGAAGGTAATGGTGAAGCAACATCTGAAGAAATGGATGTATGTTATAGATTAAGAGATGTTATTAGACAAATGTTACAAGAAGATAACTTGACAATAGAGTAATATGAAGAAGTGCTTTGATTGCAAGCGAACATATCCACTATTCATGTTCACTAAAAACCCCAGACCATACCAACGACCTGAACACCAGGGTAAGAATTTAGTATGTAGACATTGTACTTACAAACGTTGGAGTGAGAGTATGTTTGCTTGGGTGGTTAATTCAAGCAATAAATTTGAACGAATTGAATTTAAATCGAAATGGGAAATATTTAAAAAATTATTTTTATGATAGCATTAGCATTTAAAGAATGGATAAATAAGATATATACTCACTATATACAATCTCATCCAAGTATTAAAGCACCTTTATCGAATTAAACATATTTATAATAAAAGTATAAACCATGAAAAAATCAGAATTACAACAAATTATTAGAGAAGAAATCTTTAAAGCATTAAATGAAAAAGAAACATCTAATGAAAAAATTAAAAGATACGAAAAATATATATATACTTTAAACGGCAAAACAGTAAAACCAGAAATTGCTTTTTATGATCATATACTTAAAGCCGAGTTAGATGGTCAAATATACAGAATTGGAGAACCAATAAATGGTAAGATTGAATTAAACCCAATTAAAGGAAAAACCGGATTATATACTTAAAATAAAGAAGAATTAATAAAGAAATTTAACGGCATTCTTAAAAGTAAAACTCTCACCCAACTCTTAAAGCACCTTTATCAAATTAAAAAATATAAGTTATGATACCAGCAGCAATTATTTCATTTACACTAGCACTTATGTTAGCAGTGTTTATGGTTCGAGGATTAGATTATATGGAAAAAAATCACCCTGACTATAAAGGAGAGGATTTATTTGATGAAGATAAATTGGAAAAATAAATAAAGGTTATTATATTATAGTTATGAGCAAATTAAATACACTTAAAAAACAACATCCTGATTTAGATATTAGTTTTATTGACGCGTTGTCAATGTGTTATAAGACTAAGTATGTTGAAATGATTATTAATATTACTAAACATAGATGGGAGGAAGAAGAAGATACTAAAGAGAAAAGTATATACGAATTCACAGATATGGGGTTCTCTGAAGAAAAAGCTAAAGATATACTTAATGATAAAACATGGGTTGCTCAAAAATTCATGTATGCTAATTTAAGTGAAACTCCATATCGTCATTTTAGAATAATAAATAAATTTGTTGATCTTAATGAGCGTGGTTTGATTGTTAATAAAGATGTGACATCATATAAAACAACAGAGGAAATGGAGGCGCAAATTGCTTTAGCTGAACTTAAATCTGTAAATAAAGAGTTAGAGAAGTTTATTTTAAAACTTCATGATGATGATGAATGGTTAATTATGAAACCACTCACATATGAATCATCTAAAAAATATGGAGCAGGAACTAGATGGTGTACCGCTTCTGAGAGTGACCAATATCAATTCTACGGATACACAGGTCGAGGTAATCTTATATATATGATGAATAAACAAACTGGTTATAAAGTAGCAGCGTTTAATAATTTAAGTAAAGATCATCCTCGTGAGTTATCATTTTGGGCGGCTGATGATACTCGAATTGACTCAATTGAAATAGAAGCCCCATCTGAAATAATGGATATTATTATTACTGATTTGAAGAATTGCAAACAAAGTAATTATAATTTAGCATCAGATGAGATTAAAAAGATTTATGATGAGGAAATGAATGGGGATAAAAAGGAAATATCTAGCAGTCTTAGAACATTAGGCGAGTTAATGGGGAGAATAAACACAACACAACCAGCAATGCGATATGAAATATCAGAGACTGGTGAATATACAACTGAAGACCAAATAAATAATATGTGGGGAATTACAACTACTTTAACATCAACAGAATTACAACAATTATCAGATGAGCAACAAGATTTGGATAACAGATAACCCAGACATACCAGGAAGTTATATCTGTAGAATGGACAATGGTTATATTAAAATGTGTTATTGGGATGGAGAAGAGTGGGGTGATATGTGGAGAGATGGTTTAGATGGAGAAGTGTCACGTTGGATGGAAATACCATATGATGAAGAGGAAATAAATTGTGCCTATGATGAAACATGGGAAGAGGAAGATTGGACAGATTGGGATGAAGAAGAGAATTTTAAAACGTTTAATGAAGCACCTTATGGAGACGACTAAAACACCTATTCAACAAATCAAATCAGCCTACTACACAATGAGTGAATCACAATTCCACCATTGGTTAGCAACTCATTT